CGGCAGTCGTTATTGTTGCACCTTCAAGTATACCTAGCTCAGTTTCTGAGACATTTACAGCGCCTATACCTATCTCACCAGTAAAGGTAGGATTAGCAGTAGGTGCTTTGTCATTAAAAGTATCCCAGTCAGTAGTTGTAAGGTATCCACTAACAGTTGTATCTGCTGCTTGTGTAGCTATAATATGCTCAGCTTCAGTTGTATGATAATACTCACCAGCTGTTCCGCCTTGTAGACCACTAAGAGAGTTATGATCACTACTGGAAGTAGAAGACCTAGAAATAGCTACATTTCTCCAATCAACGAAATCACCACCGTCTAAAACAGTTCTTACTATTGCATTAACTTCATTAGCATAGGATAGATTAGTCTGATATATAACACTAGCAATAGGTCTAACTTCAGGTGATAATAAATCTGTAATCTCTAAACTGTGTATTTCTGTCTCAGCTCCTATTCTAGCTGCACCAATAGTAGCATAAACTACTTGCCCCATTACGGCTATCATTGGTTTTGTTTGTTCAGTTGTAGCATATATATGATAACAACAGTAATTATTTGATCCTACAGATGTTAATTGCCATGCACCACCAGTGAATTGATTGTAAGCTAGCATTGTGGCATTTGTTGCATCAACAGTCCTTACACTAAAACCAGCCTCTATACTACGCCTCCATTCACCATCAGCACCATCTCTGTGATATATAGGTAAACCAGTAGTAGAAACAATTGCGTCAATAGCTAGATATATGTCTTCATCAAATACTGCACCTGCATCAAATCCAAATTGTCCATCAGCAGTAGCTCCACCACCATCTGAACTAAAAGTATTTAAACCTAGACCAAATGCGTACCTTAAGCCTTCAGTTTCATGTAAGTAAAGATGTGTTTCAGGAGACATTACTTTTCCGTGTCTCTCTTCCCCTACATAGATACCTTCGCCATTAGTTGCATCCCAATAAATTAAAGATACAATACATTTTGTCCTTATTACCTGTGATTCAGCTCCTGGATTTGGGTTAACAGCTTCAGCAAGACAACATCCATCGTAATAAATGTAGTGCAATCCCTCTACATCGGATATAATAAAAGTATCTCCAGTAGATGTATACTTAAGTCCAGTCATATAATAGTCGTAACTAGTAGCTGTAGGCTGTATAGAAAGAGTACGGGTACCATCAGTAAAGGAAAAAGTACTTTCATCTCTATTGTTGAATCCGTTTTGTCCCCATTCGTCTCTCGTAGGAGCGTTGTGATTTAAAAATTGATGATCACTTATCACTAATCCATCATTCATAGTCCTAATAAAAGAGTTGGTATCATCTCTATCGACATGTCCTATATGTATAATGTCATGTCCATTAGATGTATCACTTGTACCACTTATAAGTTGTGGTGTTCCTGAATTGTAATCTACAGCAAAATAAGTGACATCGTCGTCTGTAGTACTATTGCCTTCAGATGCAATAAGATCAAAGAAATAATTTGCTCCAACAGCACCATCTGTTGATTTTAGGATACCTTTTATAGCAGATATATCAACAGCGCCAACTTCTGCGTATGCTTCTGTAGGGGCAGTAATAGTGGCTCCAGTCCAGCCCCTGTTAGATCCCTTGGTTACCCTAACTTCATCTATCCAGCCGTTCAGCGCACTAGCATTACTAGATACACATAATTCATCTGTAGAGGCGTAAATTGTTGCTGTTGATATATTGTAATCACCACCTATTTGGGATTCATCTATATAAGCCCTTAAGGTTGATCCATCTCTAGCAATTGCAACGTGGTACCAAGTGTCTATGGACGGTGACCATGTAAATTGATTACTAGTAGTACTAGTACCATCAGTAGTATATGCAAAATCTAATGAACCAGCAGTGTTGAAGTAAAATTGCCACCCTTTATTGCCGGTATCCCATTGTTGCATAAGTACTTGTGTAGCGCCCAATGTAGTAAGTCTAAGCTGGCAGTCTAGTGCAAAGTCCGCAGAACCAAAATTGAAATCAGTTAAATCGTTGTTAGTGCTAACAAAATCATTAGTTCCATCACATAGAAGTGATCCAGTTCCCCATTTCTTCTGAGCCGTATCAACTTGAGCATCGAAACTAGCTGTCATAGTATGGGTAGCACCACCAATTGACACATCTGTAAATGTTGTACTTGCGTCCAAACCATCGCAATGCAATAATAATACAGTATTAGAATCATTTCCGCTTCCACCTTGAGCAGTAATTGTTCCGCCCGAGATTATACCCGCAGACTGTGTGACATTGCTCCAGTCCTGTACATTGTCATATGTAGCTGCTCCAATTTCATCCATACTGATATTACTGGCTTCAGGAGCTAGATTGTCAATTTGATCCTGTATAGAGGAAGTAACACCACTAGAGTATCCTATTTCAGTCGCAGTTGTAGCGCTAGCTTCTAATTTATTTCCTGCACTTGATACTACAGCTCTACTAGCAGTTACATCGCTTGTTGTTACGCCTGCGCAAGATATATCGTTAATGCTTGCTATATCAAGAGATCCATCTACAACTAAAGCTTTGCTGGCTTCTGCGGTACCTGCTGCTGTAATATCTAATGTATTAAGCTCAGCCGTTGACAATGTAGCTCCATCTAATATATCAACCTCAGCAACCGTCAAGGCAGCTGTAGACTGTGCAATATAAGCAGTTGATAGTCCGCTATCAGGTATCGTTACAGCTGTAGCTTGTCCATGCTCAGCATTAGTAATGGTAATGGCAGTATCTCCAGTATTGTCTACTGCACTTATTGTAATTTTACCCTTGCTGCCCGTTGAAGGAAATACATCTAAACTACCAGCTGTACCTGAAGCCCCAGCATCTATGTCTGTAGCTGAAACTGCAACAAAACTAGGTGATCCGCCAGTTGTTACGTCTTGATCTAATTCAACTAATGTTCTAACTTCTGAAACTGTTAAAGCGTCTATGTTACCAGCAGTAATTCTACCTACAAGAGTCTGTTCCGGAATAGTTAAAGCTGCTGGTGCATCATCTGAATCTGCTGCAAGGATTGTATTTGCGTCAAATAAAGACTTTGCAACTAGAGTAGACACATCAATGCCTGCAAACATACGCCAGTTGGTACCATCATATGTAAGCATTGATACAGCACTACCAGTCACATTGAAATCACCACCGTCTGGAGTAAGTATATTACCTACTCCGCTCTTAATTGTAATTACATCTGCTATATCATCAGCATATATAAACATACTGTATCCATCAACACCGCCAGCTATAGTAACTAAATCGTCTGTAGTACCTGTTTCTGGTTCTATCTTATGTATACTACTACTTCTTGTCATAACACCCGAGGATAATTGCGTATCAACTGCTGTAGATAGGTTGAATTTACCCTGATTCACAAAGCTAGCATCTACTTCAGTTTTAGTATAGTAACTGGATGCAGTAGCTTGCGGGGCGAAGGTATCAGGCAGAAACCTATTAAGGCATCTAAAATTAAATGAAAATACATTAAATAAATTTGATGTTACAGTCTTTCAATAAAATTATCAGTATTTGAAAACAAGGAGAATGTTATTTCCCCATCAGATAATACAGGATCGCGGAAGGTACCTTCATCGTTCCATGTTAAAGCTTGATTAAACTTATCTGCAAGAGATTGCATATAAACAGGAGTATACTCGGGGATATATGTCACATAACCAGAAGCCTTTGTGTCTGGATCAGAACTATCTGTAAGTTTAACATATACGGTACCAGTACTCCATCCCCATTCGTCGTTCCCTAACGATCCAACAGTTCCTTTTGTAGCCAGTCCACTATTAATATATACATGCAATGGCTCTGCCGATACTCCTTCAGTATAGTAATATTCTCCAGCAACGCCACTTACTGTCCAGTTATTTTCGTCGTCTTTATTTAAGTTGTACTCTACTGGATTTGAATAATCTAAATCAACTATTGCTTGAGCTGTGGCTGTGGATGGTAACTCTGTATATTTATCAGTCGTCGATTGATTCTTACACATTTGTATATTTATTAAAGCACCTTTTTCGCCCGTATAGATGTGTGGCTGTAGATCGGGATTAGATATAATGTCATCATTAATATCTATCAATGCATTTGAAGTAGTGTCGAAATAGATTTTTTCTGCGTTAATAGCCATGGTTTATGCCTTGTTTATATTATTATATTATTATATTGTAAAATTAAAAGTTGGGTCAAGATAATAAACAAATGCTCCAGGAAAATGAGAGCATTTATTTGTTGATTCAGTAAACATCCCAGCTGAAACAGATGCAGGTGCATCAACAACAACCCCTAAGTTAGAATATCCTGCACTTGCATTCCATGTAATAGAATTTGTGTTATACCATACGTCTTCCTCTTGTGCAATTCCCAATGGAATAAAAGAGCCAGACCCAGTAAACTTCATGTATACATCGCATGCAGCTCCATCTGGTATTGGTAATGATAAATATTCTGTAATAATTACTTCCTTGCTATATCCCAATATATCCCAACGTACTAATTCATCTCCACTTAAAATAGTCAAACTTGTTGACAAGCTGGAAGCAAAACTTGCAGAATTATACAGAGCTACTGTTGCTTCTAGTGTGAGGATTTCTGGCCACTGATAACCCCTTTTTTGAGTCAATGGAGACACAGAAACGCCCACTGCTCTTTCTATAAGACCTAATTTATTAAGTAAATCATATTGTTGTGATAACCATTCTGCTGTATTATAATAATTAGCAGTTATGCGCTCTTCTGCATCTATTGCATCTAATATTTGCTCTTCTGTCCATGGCTCCTGTGTACTTGGATTTATAAATTCTGGTATCAACAATGTCACAGCACTTTGTATGTCACTTGCATATCCACTTATCTCGTATAAAGGATATGGCGTCAGTAAATCAGAGCTAATTGACCCTTCCTTGCCTACCGATATAGCTCTTTCACTTATAGCTTCTGCTAAAGCTACAAAATATGGATTAAATGGAGCTATATGGACTTCACTCCAATTCATACTTAAATCTGTCCAACTAGTAGGAATATCCATTAAAATACCCTTCCAGCACCGTACGGAATACCATAATTTAATTGCGTTATAGATATTGAACCAACTGTAGCCGGTGCTACTGGTGCGGTATATTCTACATAAGCCAACACAATAGCATAAAAATCTATAGTCTGTTCAGGAAAACTGCTCAATGTGGATAGTTCAATGTCATAACCTGCATCATAAGAAATATCGTAAAAAACATAACCCGATGATGAAATATTAATAAAATCTTCACCAACGCTTTCAGTAGTTAAGCCAAGTATAATTTTTCCAGCGGATACAGTAACTTCATTTTCATCCTCATCGCTTGAATCAGCTACCTTAAAATATCCTTCGTAAGTATCTCCAACACCTGCTGCTGTAGCCCAATTCCTTCTATTCTTTCCGGAAACTAAAGAAGAGCCACTGTTTTCGGTTCTCCTAACTGATTGACTTATTCTGTCAACATCTTTTTGCGCAAAACCGTATATTTTTTCCATAGTTACATCTTATTTGATAGTAGTTACTAAGTTTAACCCTGAACGCCAGTTAGTTTTTCTCTTCGTTTGAAAATCTAGATATACTGGTTCTTCTGATGTATATTCTCCAGCCTGATTCAATGTAGCTGGAAGATTGATTTTCTCCAAAGCTTCAATTTGCTGTTCTTCTGTTCCGCTAGCTAAATCTGTATTAACATCACCTTTATGAATATCGTAAAGCTTGCCGCCAACCAACTGCTTAAAACCTTGATTCTTGCGTTGTGGATTCCAGCCTTTATCATTTACCTCTACTTCATACGTCGTTTCATAGTACACACTACCAAGAGATGTTCTTCGTAATACTGAGCTGATATTTCTCAATAACCCTTTACCTACACCGATACTAATCCCCAAGATTGTCATCCCACCAGAATTGATAGTATTCATATAATACGATGAAATATTAGGTCTAAAAGATGACGATTCCTTTTGCGTCCACCTGAGTACTAAATTGTAATTTAAATCCATTATAGCTGGATCGAATTGTTCCCCAGCAGTGTTTAATACTTCTACATTTAAGACTGATCCAGTATATGATCTTTCTACTTCGTAAGCATAACTATTAAATCCAGCAGAATAACTTACTAATCTTAAAACCTCGCCTTCTGTTGCATTACCACTTGGGTCCGTTCCATCTCCTTGCGGGTTTACCTCATATATAATGTCTAGGTCCCAAATATGTTTATTGCCTGTTCCTAATTGTTTGGCTCCAGTACGCCTAGTTACCCTTGCATCAGACCCTGTCAGTTGATCCCCTTGTTGTGGCAATTCTGACAAAGCTAATACTTCAGCTATAGTTAAGTCTGTAAGTGCTATAACTTGCCAGTTTGTTGGTATATAAAGCGAATCCTCCGTTTCTACGAAAGGTTCTCTTGGATTTTTTTCTTGTACAATTGGATAAGCCATTATAATGTTCCTTGTGCTATCCCGCTTGGTTTAAAGTATATCGAACGTAATAATTCATTTGATGTGTCTGCTGCTTTCAATTGAGCTTTAGCAAAATCCTTTAGGTCTTTGGTTTCTTGTTCAAGTTTAGTTAAACCAATCTTTATTTCCTTTGATTCTAGGTTGCCTTCTCCCCCTACTTTAAAAGTGTCTGTTATTCCAGTATCTTCACTAAATGAAGATATTCTTCCAATTGGTTTAGATAGTGGTGTCTTGAAATCGGTTCTAATTGGTGTCTCTAGAATCTTCTTTATTGGAAGCCATCCCTCGAGACGTTTCTTTGCTCTTTTTTCTTCACTTTTTATAAGTTTATTCTCAAATCTGTCATAAATATGTAGGTCGTCTACTCCTAGTGATAAGCCAACTGTTTCAAAGTCTGTTGTTTTTGCATCATTAAGAGCTTTGGCAATTGGTAAAATTATATCGTCAACATTTGTTGAGATGTCCTTCATTGCATCTCCTAAGCTATAAGTGTCATCAATTAAAGCTGTCACTAGGCGTCCAGTAGCGACAAATGGCGCATTTAGTAAATTACCTATTGATTGCCCTACACCGCCTAATATGGATGAAAGATTATCCTTTAATTTTTTTGCATTTCTAGGCAACCACTCAAAGAAATTTTGAAGGTTTGCTGTTGCGTTACCTAACAGAGTGCCTATATGATCCACAAAAAGGGCTTCGAAAAGACTATTCATATCGACAACGAAATTCTTAGTGGATGAACCCATTTCCCTTAGTGTAACCAACCACCCCATATTTGAGTCTTTCCACTGTGCGTTCAGTTTCTTTAACGACATGGCTGAGTCTTGTAATATTTTGTCCATTCCAACTAGTTCACCAGCGGTATGGAGTATATTTTTTCCAGTTTGCCCCATTTGGTTGGCAAATGACAATAATTGGTTACCGGCAACTGTTTTAGTTGTACTACCAGCTTTACGCAATTTTGATTCATACGTGCTAATAGCCTTCCCTGCACCGACTAAAGGTAAGATAGCATGCTGTACTCTCTTCTTGAATCCTAACATATCCAAGGCTACAACTTTTTGCCTTGACGACATACCTTTTAAAGCTCTAGTTAAGTCACCTACAATATCAGCCATATTGTTTAATTCACCTTTGGAATCAAACACACTAATATTCATTTGTTCAAATACACGTTTGTTCTTAATGGCAGCAGGAAGTAACAATCTTAATACTCTACCAAAGTTAGCTCCGGCTTTTTCCCCTTTAATGCCCCTATCTGCGAATGCTGCTAATACGGCTACACCCTCTTCCATTGGTACCTTAAAGGCTCTCATCATTGCAGCAGAGTCCGTTGTTAAGGATTCTGCGAACTGTTGAGTAGTGGCATCTGCTAATGTATTAGCCTTTACAAGTACGTCAGAGACTCGTATCATCTCTTTTTGATCTTTTACTACATTCTTAGATGATAAACCTAAAGCGTTCTGTACATCAGTCAATAAAGATGTAGCGGTAGCTAGGTCAAATTGTCCAGCTTGTGCAAACCTTGCAACATCACCAATTAATTGTTGTGATTGTACTAAGTTTTTGCCTGCTGAGAATAAAAAGAAGTACCCTTTAGCTATTTCTGCTGCTGTAAAGCCTACTTGAGTGGATAAGTCTTGTGCTGTTTTACCTAAAGAATTCCTTACCTCTGTAGATATATTGCCCATTATAGCTAAGGATTTGGTCATTTCTTTGTCAAAATCGACAAAAGATTTGGTGAGTTTAAATGCAAATACGCCAGCTACAGCAGTTAGTCCAATAGAAGCTACTTTCGCAAATTTAGCAATTCTTACTTGCGATGCTGCTATAGATTTATTTAGAGATCTATTATCCAATCTTAAATATGTAACAAGAGAACCTAAACTTTGTGTAGCCATGATCTATCCTTTAATTCCTAATGCAGCTTTAAATAGTACTGACATATCCTTGCCGCTAAGAGCTTTTCCTTTTTTGCTTTGGTTTTCTTGTGATTTAAACTTAACAATGAAATCTTTTAGCTTAGCTTTTGAATTACCGCTGCAAACATAGGCTATCCTAGCTAAGTATAAGTCTTGCTTAGACACCCTATTGTTTTCTATTCTATCATAGTATACCCCCCATTCCATAAGCTCTTTAAAACTCATTTCATTGCTTAGTTGATATACTGTCTTACCTTGTCTATCTGCGACCCTAAACATTAATTCTCGTATAGGGTCTTCTATTAGTTTTTTTCAATATCTTTTTGTATGTCTACATGGCGTCCGTTAGCCTTTAGGAAAATTTGTAATAATTCCAAGGACTCTTCACCAGTTAACTCTTCAAGGAACATCTCTTGAGTAAATATATTCTCACCAGACTCTGGATCAAGAAACTGTTCAGCCAGAAATTTAGCTACTTGTTCGTTGCTCTCTTCTAGTTGAATATTTTCCATTGCTTTTATACTCAATAGTTTTACATTTACTTCCTCGTTAAATACTTTTACTTTTTTAACTCTCTCTCTTGTCCTTAACTGTTCTGCTATCTTTGCTTTAACTGACATAATCAATCCTTCCAATATTTATTATTAAGCTGGTGCTGTGTATGTTGGTACTGTTTCTGCGCCGGCTGCATTTAAGTTAGTTACTTTTAATGTTACATCGTATGTTACTTTGTTATCATTCTCAAACTCAGCCTCCCCTACCTCTAAAACATCTGCCCAAACGGTTATATAAGATGTATCTTCAAATGTAATCTTTGTAGATGCATTTCCACTTGAAATAATAGCTAAATGTTGAGCTGAATCAAACTCCAAATTCAACACAATATTAGATGTAGCATACAATGCTCCCAATACCGTTGTTTTGGCAGCTACGTTAGCTAATGTTGTTACGTCTATTTCTTCTTTACTGAAACCAAACAATGTTATCTTTTGAGGGTTCAAGGTCAATCCGCTCCTTGTAAATGTGGTGCCGTGACCTTCGTATTGTATGGACATGTCTTATTCTCCTTGTTTAATTACGCTAAAACCGGTACTGTTTCTACGTTTGAATCATTTAAGTTAGTTACTTTGAATGTTACATCGTATGTGGTTTTGCCATCATTCTCAAACTCAGCTTCGGTTACCTCTAAAACATCCGCCCAAACAGTTAGAGTAGATGAATCTGCAAATGTAATAACTGTTATTAAATTGCCGCTTGAAATTACTCCAAGGAATGTAGCTGAATCAAATGTTATGTTTAACACAATATTAGATGTAGCATACAATGCTCCCAATACCGTTGTTTTGGCAGCCGTATTATTCAGTGTTGTTACGTCTATTTCTTCCCTACTCATTCCGAATATTGTTATCTTATTTGCGGCAGCTGTGAATCCAGCTCTTGTAAATACTATTCCATGACCTTCGTATTGTATAGCCATACTTCATTCTCCTTGGTTTTATTGTTATAGTCTTTTAACTATTTGATTCGCGTCTAGTTGTTTGAAAATTGGTTACCCATATTTTTCTATCGTTGTCGTCCTCTCCAAGGCTCATTATATCTGTTGTACGTTTAATTGTGTAATAAGACACATCATATGTATCATCGTCATTGACGTATGTTGTTTGATTCTCTAACACCTTGCTGGCTGCTAATAGTTTCTGGTATCCTGCAACATATCCATTAGCTCTTACTCTAAGCTGAAATGTATTATACATTACTGGATTATCAGTATTAGTCATTGTATATAACAAAGAACCGCCTGTATCGTATATAGTAAGAGTTGTATCTGGTGCATTTGGCTTACTTGGTTCAACCCCTATATTGATTGACCATCCAGAAGCTGCTCCGAAGACACCAATGCCACCCGCAACTAACATATCTTTTATATCTTCTGAAGCTGGTTTCATTTTATTTTATCTTTGCATAATTTTTTATTAATTTAAGCGTATTTGGTAACTCTTCATCTATTGCTGTTTGTAAAAACTTTGCTTGTCCACCATTTGGGTGCTGATTTGTCATGTTTTCATGTACAAATACTGAATAAGATGCTCCATATCCTACAGCTACATCAAATTCTGCTAAATTTGCTTTCAGCTTCGATTTTACTTGAGCTTCCATTTGCTGAGTGCTCATTTGTTCTTTTGGGGATTCAAACGTATTGCTATTTGGCTTACTCTTATCCCATATAACTGTACCACTAGATTTTAAGTTGGCTTTATCCACTGGAGTCTTCTTTAAGGAAGAACCTAGTATGTTAATTCCTGCGGCTATTAAGCCCGCCCTGCTTTGCTTTGTAATCAAAGCTATAGCTGAGTTCATGTTACGTGTAACTTCCGCTAGAGACCGCTTATCGACCTTCATTTTAATTGCCATAATAAACCTATAAATAGCAAGTTCTTAAATATTCTGTATATCTTAAATTTGGAAGCTTACTGAAATTTTTTATCCTCTTTGCTCCGTCTACTGTCTCCGGGTTAACTGATGGTGCTGATAAATCTGAGAGTTTGCAATTACAAAGGTAATCACCAACATTTATATCTTGCCCTACATATACAATAGAGTTAGACATAAGTTCTCTTCCCTCATCATCTATAAATAAAATTTGATTGTCTTCCCATCTTACTGATATTTCCACTGCATTTGCA